TGATATGGATTATTTGATAGATAATATATATTCTTTGAATTTGAAAAAAATTTTAAAGAAATATAAATTGACTGAAGAATTTATTGTGAATTATATCTTAAATCCCAATTACCAATTGACAGAAGTAGAGAAAAAGATTAGTATAAATGATGTCTATAAATATCAACTTCATATAGATAAAGAAAAATTAATCCAGTTGTATTTGATTGGTCCAATAGAAGGAAGACCTTATTTTTCTTGATATATATATATATGAGTAAAAATTATATATTATTGAATGGTACAAGCAGTGCTGGTAAAACTACGATATGTGAATATTTCAGTAAAAAAAATTATGTATGTATTCAAATTGATAAATATTCTCCAATGTATCAAAAATTTTTAGCAGATCAATATGTTAAAAAAATTAAAATAATAAAAAATAATTATGGTGAACATACAAAACTAGTAAAACAACTCTATCCAGATTATCCATCTATGAATAATTATCGTTATTATGTAAATAAATTTATGGTTGATGAAGGAATTGAAATACACCACAAAACACATAAAAATATACTATTTGATGATACTCTACAAGAAGGTATTATTAGTAATATGAAATCACACAAATTATATGATCAATTATATATAATATTTATTTTTACAAATATATATGATATGATACGTAATATCATTTCAAGAACACGAAAAGGTGATATGGAGCCAGAACAAGGTATTTTAGAACAATTTCCACAAAAATATGTAAAATGTAGTAATTATGATCATAAAAAAATAGAAATTGTTAATAGAGAAAAATTTAAAAAATTAATGGTAAAATATATGAAATATTATTTTACTAATATCGATGAACTAATTACATTTTCAAATAAAATTTTTCGTGAAATGAATATATATGATGATAAAGATCATTATGTTAAATTAAGAGATGAATTTAAATATGATTATTTATTAGTTACTACTAATAAAACAAAACAAGAAATTTTTAATGAATTGGATAAAAATGTATTTAACAATTTAATGAATACATCAAAGAATAAAACTCGTAAACATAGAAACAATTAATATTATTATTTAATCGCTAAACGATACGCTTTTCCGCTATGACTACATCCTTTTTCCAAAATGCTAAAATCGACCTTGGATGCTTTTCCTCCTGTAACAGCGCTTGCTAAACGTGCAAGACCCCAGCTCTGTGGTGTTTGATTCGGTCTTGACCCAGAAGAATAATATGCTCCTTCACCTTTTTTTACTATTTTATTTAATGCTTTTAGGGAACAACCTGTTTTCTTTGCTAGTTCTCTACTTGGTGATATTTTATCAATATTATAAATTCTTTTTGCATTTATAATATGTTTGGATGGTTTACTTTTGAAAGAAGATACATTTTTTCTTGTAAAGTATTTTTTCGATTTATATAATTTCCTAGATTTTAAAATCATATTTTTTTGTTTGGTTTTATCTTTTCTTGATAAAGAAAAAGGAATATATCTTCTTGGAATAATATACATATATTATACATATATAATATGACAACACCACAATATCCTTGGAGTGGGGGTGAATTAAAAGCGTTTTGGTATTGGGAAGGTAACTATGCTTATTATGACTCTACTGTTAATGAAGATCCTACTTCTCTTGTAAGTCAATGTTGGTATACAGGTGTTTCTAAACAACAAATATCGTTATCGCCAGATAATCATTTAATTCCAACTATAAATGGTACATTTAAATATTATGGTCAATTTACCTATTATGAAAATGGGATTGGTAAAGGTGGGTATATTTCATTTCCATCTGGGTTGAACGCAATTATATTATTTATTGGGTTCTCAAACGCAAACTTATCTTTGGGTAAATACTTTGCTTATAATTATACTATTTACACTCAAATGGTTGATGAAGTATATAAATATTTTACTATTTCTGATATTAGTCAAACTACTAATTTAATAGCAATGTCATTTGGTGGTGGTTCTTCTAATGGGTGTTGGACTACTGGAGAAGCTATCACAATGGAAACATATTATAAGAATAAAGCGGATAATCCTACAGCTAATACTCAATATGCAGCTAATGGAGGCATTTATAGTATATATCAACAATGTACTCTCAAAAATGATAGTTTTACTTATACTGAAACTGGTACTAATCAAACATATACAATTCAAGGATTATGTCCTGGATATACAGCTATACGTGGTCCAAATAGTGGTCCAGATCATAATGGTATGGAGCCTGTTATGTTTATTAATGGTGATCCTATAGGTATATATAGTATCACCCAATTTAATTGTCTTGTATTTGATATAGAAGTAGGAAAAAATGATAATGATCCTACTTCCGAAGCCTCGACAGCACAAGACTTTCTTAATTTATTTAAGTATATTAAAACTGGACAGACTTCAGTATTTAAAAACAAGCCACCCATTATTATTGTTAGTTTTGCGCATTCTTGTTCAAATAATATAGGTGTTGAATTAATTTCACAATTATTAAATGCGTCTGATCCACATTATGACTATATTTCACCACAATTATATACGTGTAATTTAGGAACAATCAATGAATATTGTGCAAATTCACAACTTCCATGGTGCCGTGAGTGGAATTCAACTTCAAATTCTACTTCATTAGTACAATTATTAAGACAAAATCCAAAATTCGATACATATGGACTGAATATGATTGTTCCAAGTATAAATTTGAGTATTCTTTATAATAGTTCAAATACATCAAATAATATTCCAAATTTATATTGGTATCAAACAGATTATTCAAATCAAACAAAATCAACATTAGTATCAATTCCCCCACCCCCAACAACGGATCAATCCACTTGTGGAACAATTATATATGATATTGATAATGGTGCTGTTGATTTTTTTTCAAAAATGTTTAATATTCAAACATCAAATTTAGGTGGGTATATACAATGGGTTAATGGTGATATAGCCTTCCCAACACCATCTCCAACACCAACACCAACTCCTACTCCAACTCCAACACCAACACCAACGCCGACACCCACTCCTACTCCAACACCAACACCAACTCCCACGCCAACCCCAACACCAACACCAACTCCCACGCCAACTCCAACGCCAACACCAACACCATCTCCAACACCAACCCCTACTCCCACTCCTACGCCAACACCAACTCCAACTCCTACACCTACTCCAACTCCAACTCCTACACCTACTCCAACTCCAACTCCAACTCCAACTCCAACTCCAACTCCAACACCAACCCCTACTCCCACGCCAACCCCAACTCCAACTCCAACTCCCACGCCAACCCCAACTCCAACTCCAACTCCAACTCCAACTCCAACTCCAACACCAACCCCTACTCCAACTCCAACTCCTACACCAACTCCTACTCCAACTCCTACTCCAACACCAACCCCAACCCCAACACCAACGCCAACGCCAACGCCGACACCAACCCCAACACCAACACCAACACCAACACCAACTCCATCTCCAACACCCACGCCAACCCCAACACCCACACCTACTCCAACACCTACTCCCACGCCCACTCCAACACCCACGCCAACCCCAACACCAACACCAACCCCTACTCCCACGCCAACGCCAACATCTCCTAAACCAACACCACCTCCTGAACCAACACCGCCTCCTGAACCAACACCACCTCCTGAACCAACGCCACCTCCAGAACCAACACCAACAAATCTAAATATCAAAACTATTCCCAACCCTATTATTGCTGGACAACCAGCAAATATTATATATCAAAGTAGTACTTATTTACCTATTTCAAATAATAATTATGTTTTAAAAAATAGTTTAGATGTTACTGTTTCGAGTGTTTTTTCTCCTGATAATTCAAATATTTTTACATTTACAAATGTATATTTAATGGCTGGGTTAAATATTTTGTATATTTATAATCTTACATCAACGTCAATGAGTCCTACATTTTCTCAAGAAGTTTCATCTATTTGTTTTAAAGAAGGTACATATATATTATGCTTTAATAAAGGGACAAATGATAAATATATACCAATAGAGAAACTCGATCAAAATGTTTATGTAAAAACATATAAGCACGGATACAAAAAAGTAAAGTATTTAATTAAAACAAAATTAATTAATTCTTCTAAGAAAACGATAAATAAATTATATGTGATGAAGAAAACGAATAATAATACTTTATTAGAAGATTTATATGTAACAGGAAGTCATGCATTATTGAAAGATCAATTAACAGAAAAAGAAGAGAAAAAGATGGATCTATTATTATCTAAATTTAAGGATATAAATTATAAAAAGATGATAGATGATAAGCAAAAGGTATTAGCGTGTTTTGATAAGCGATTTGAAGAATATAATGAAGAAGGATATTTTAATATATATCATATTGTTTTGGAAGATTGTGATGGTATTTATAAGAATTATGGTATTTATGCCAATGGTATTTTATCTGAATCAACAATGGAAGAAACAATATATAAATTAAATAATGACAACTTAATGGTATTAGATATTATAATTGAAAGAAAAAAAGGTATAACAAATGAAGATATTTTTTTAAATAGAAATTCAAAAGCAAAAAAATATTTAAATAATCGTTTTTAATAATCGATTGTTTATTCAGTGCTTATATTCCAACTATTTTTTAGTTCTCTACTTATAATATGTTTGAATACTTTATTTTTCTTGATAAGAAAAAGAGGAAATTAATAATAATAATAAATTATTATTAATCGTTAATATTCGAATTAATTTAAACAACAGGAGCAGCAACAACCGCTTCAACCTTAACGTTCTTGTAAAAATGAGGACTCATATATCGCTGAAGATTAAAGTAAGTCAATTCCTCCCCCTTCTGAAGCTTCAAAAGAGCAAGAAGCTTTGAATCGGGGTTAATCTTTCGTCCATTATCGCTATCTTGGAGATTGTTGGCGCGGATATAAGCATTGATATCACGAGTCACAGCAGTTCGTGCCATCTCTGTTCCAGACTCCTTTCCAAGGAAAGTAGCCAACTCATCACTGATACGGGTTGGCTTAACAAACCCACTTGGTGAGCGGTTGGGGTTTCCGTTTCGCTTCACTCTATATCCCTTCTTTTGAGCGTTCTTCAAATCACGAGTCCACTTCTTCTCAAGAAGACGAAACTCAGTCTTCAATTGAGAAATCAAGACACCCATTTGTTGGAGCTTGGTAAAGAACTCCAATGATTGCTCAACGGGAAGAGCACTGATACCATTCTCCAAGACAATATTCTCTTCAACCACTTCGGGAAGAACCACAACTTCATCCTTGGAAGGAGTTGTCTCAATAACTACCTCATTCGTCTTCGAAGCCTCCTTGGAGGACTTCTTAGTTCGGGTAGCCTTGGAAACAACCACTGGCACAACCACTGGCTCAATAATATTCTCAACAATAGTTGATTCAACTTGTTCAGTCACTTGCTTGGTTGCTGTACTCGTCTTCTTGGGCATTTTATAATCTATCTAAACAAATTCTTTTTAAGTGTTTTAACGCATAAATATATATATTATTTTGTTATTGATGATGGATTCAACAATTTTATCGATTTTAAAATAATTAAAAAAATATAAAATTTATAATATTTTATAAATTTTAATAATGAACAACAGATTGATGTAGCCAAGATAAACTGGAAGCGGCACTTGGTGAAACTAAAGTTAATGCTGCTAAAATATAATAACAACCTAACGTTTTATGGTCATTATCGATGCCTGAATAGGCAAGTTTCTCTATTACAGATAATATTTTACTTTGCAAAACTAATATATTTGATTCGTTGATAATAATGAGTCGTTCATTACAAGTAAATACGATTCCTCTTGGAGGACAAATTTTTATTTTTGTTTCGTCTGTTAAATTGGCTCTATAACTCCAAATATCATATAGTTCTCTATAAAATCGTATTAATTGACTTCTAGATAGAGAAAGAAACCAATTTGGGTCACTATAATTTCCCAATGAATTAATATGTTGAAATATATCTAATGTTTTCAATTCAATCTTTTTCTTGTCACTTATATCATTTTCTATATTTTTGATAATAATATTAATGGGTGTTTTTAGTGCTTTACAAATATTTATAATTTTTTTAATATTATTTATAGTATTTATATGAATGGGTTGTCTAGTATAAGGATTCGTTGGTTCTTTTGTAGATTTTTGAATTAAATTATAAATAGAAATAATATTAAATCCATATATTTTTCCATCATCTTCTTGATAACTAAAAAAATCGAGTAGAGAAATATTTTTTAATTCATCCATTGTTAAAAAGTCTTCTGTGTTTACACATTTTTCTCTACATTTTAATCCATTTCCTCTTAATTGAATCATTTTTCTAACTAAACTTCCTCTAAATAATCTTTGTATTTTAATAATATATTTTGAAGAGTTTAAAAAATAATATAATCGGTTAATTAATTCGTTTTTATTTCCAGTAATTTTTAATTTATATTTTTTTAATTGTATTTTTAGAAAAGACATTGTATAATTGTTTTTATGTAAATTTTCATAATTTGTTAAATTTAAATCAGAAAACCCATTTTTGATTTTATTATCATAGATTCTATTTGGTTTAAATGTAATATAATTGTCGATTATTTGATTCACGTCGAAAACAATTGATTGCATTTATACTATAGTATAATATTTCTTTTTGAATATTTATTATAATATATAAATATTTTTTGCGATGACACCATTTACCATATTCTTTTTTTATAAAATAAAAAAATTGATTTAAAAAGAAAGTATTATATCCTAATCATAAAAGAATCAAATGGCTGACACTGTTATCGAATCAACTGAATTTAAGTGCGAGAATATCAAGTATAGCTCACCAAAAGCAAACTCTGCTGGTGGAAAAGCTGTGAATATTTATAATAGATTGACTAATTCGCGATTGAATCTATCAACACCAATGATGCTAACTTGGGGTGCTTCCGATTTTGTTGATCCAAAATCGGGAGAAGGAAATGGAAAGTTTGAAATGACTCTCCAATTCCCAACGGACGAATATAATAACGATGATTTGAGACAATTTTTAAATAATATGAAGGCATTTGAAGAGAAGATTAAAGCTGACGCATTGAAGAATTCTAAGGATTGGTTTGGAAAAGTTCATAAATCATCTGAAGTTGTGGATGCCTTATACACACCAATGTTGAAATATAGTAAAGACCCAAATACAGGTGATTATAACTTCTCCAAACCTCCATCCATTCGAGTAAAAATTCCTATTTGGGAAGGTGTTTGGAAGTGTGAAGTGTATGATGATGATGGGGTTTGTTTGTTTCCAAATACAAAAGGTATTACACCTGTTACATTGATTCCAAAAGCTACTAATGTAAAAGTTTTGATGACTTGTGGTGGTATTTGGTTTGCCAATGGAAAGTTTGGAGTAACGTGGAAGTTGATTCAAGCGATGGTTCAAAAACCAAGAGCACAATTAGCTGGAAAATGTTATTTGAAACCTCAACCAAAAGACGATAGACCACCATCCCCAACGCTTTTGGCTACAGATACACTTTTGTCTACAGACACGCCTTTGGTTTCAGGGGGAGGAGAAATTGAGTTGAGTGTAGCGATTGAAGATTCAGATTGTGACGAAGAAGATGATGTATCTGTAAGCAGTTCTCTTGTAACAGATGTTGTTCAACCAAATGTAGTAGTTCAAGAACCAGTAAAAAAGGGTAGAAAAGTTGTAAAGAAAAAGTTGGAAACATAAATATAACAAGAAAATGTAACAAGACAATAATTAATTATATATTATTTCATATTCATATTTTTTTATGAAATAATATTATTTTATTCGTAATACTTAAAATTAAAAGTTCTTATTAATTCATAACATAATGGATGACGATATTATCGATATTTCTAGTTTAAGTGATAATTTAGATAATGTTAAGTTATCTTCTAGTTCTTGTGGTGGTGGATTAGAATTATTAATGAATGAAAAGGTAAAGGATAGTTCAAAAAATGTTGAATTAGAAGATATTAACAATTTAGAGAATGAGTTAAATAACTTGACAGAAGATACCATTAATATTGGCTCTTCAAAAACATTTGATTTAAAAAGTGATTTATTTAATACAAAATCAATTCATACTTCTCATAACGTAAAATTCGAAGAAAATAAAGAAGATAAAAATATAAATTTAGGAAAATCAACAGCTTCTACAGAAGCAGAAAATAAAACGTGGGATGGATTTACTAAGTTTAATAATATACCATTGAATCCAGATAAACAAATACCCCAAACACCTCAACTTTCTAAAGAAGAATTGTTAAAAGAAAAATTTAAATATCTAAGAAAGTTAGAATCTTTAGAAGCAAAAGGTGTTACATTAAGTAAAAAATATACAATGGAATCACCTTTAATGGAAATGCAAGGAGAATATGAAATGATTATGGATGAAAAATCAAAACAAAATTCAATCAAATTCCAAGGTAATATGCTAATGGCTTGTATTAATGGAATCGAATTTTTAAATGGTAAATTTGATCCATTCGATATTAAATTAGATGGATGGAGTGATCAAGTAAATGAAAATATGAGCGACTATGATGATATTTTTTCAGAATTACACGAAAAGTATAAATCCAAAGCTTCTCTTGCTCCTGAATTAAAATTATTGTTTCAATTAGGTGGAAGCGCAATGATGATTCATATGACGAATACATTATTTAAGTCTTCTATGCCTGGAATGGATGATATTTTGAGACAAAACCCCGATTTAATGCGACAATTCCAAACAGCAGCAGTGAATTCAATGGGACAGACAAGTCCCGGATTATCTGGATTTATGAATAATGTTTTTAATAATGATAGTCCACCACCACCACCTATGGCTACATCAAGTCGTCCCGGAAATAATTCGAGTACAATGGGGTCTACTGATTATAGTAGATTCACTTCTACAAATCGTCCTATCTTTGATGATGGTATTCATTTTAGAGAAAACTATGATTCAACCGATAAAAGAGTCGAAATGAGAGGACCAAGTGATATATCTGATATTCTTTCTGGATTAAAAACAAAAACAATCAGCATCCAAGAAAATAATGACAGAAAAGAAAATGATAATAGTACAATTAGTATTGCTGATTTAAAAGATTTACAAAATGATGGAAATATGCCCAAAAAGAGCAGAAGAAGACAACGTTCCGATAAAAATTCAATTAGTCTCGATATTTAATTAAATAATAATTCATTATTATTATTTAATAGCTAGAAAGAAGTTGTTTATTTTGCGTTTGTGTTTTCTCTTCTTTTATATCGAATAATATTTTCCACGCTTTTAAAATATTATTATAATTTTCTTCACATTTTAAAGATACTTTTTGATTTATTGGAACATCTTTCCCTTCATACAATTCTAATTTAATTGGAACAATATATGCCAATGTATTCATTAATACTTTACGTTTATCACTTTCGGCATTTGGATTTTGTAATAAATTATTTAGTAGTGATTGATTCATTATACTCTCTATTTGGTCTCTTTTAGTACCTCCTCTTTGTATTAAATCTTTGATTAAAACATTTTGAAAAAGTGGATTGGCTTTATCTAATAAACAAACTTTTTCATTGTATAAAATACTATAATATTTTTTGTTGTTTTTAAAAAGAAATAATGTTTTATCATAACGATTATTATATTTTAAAAAATATAGTTTAGGTGGTGAATCTTTTCCATTATAAAAAGAAGATATTGTTGATATGTTATTTTTTTTTGTAATATTTTTTTTTGTTTGGTTTAATAAATTTTGTGCTTCTTTTTTTAACTTGGGAGATATAAAAAATAATATAATTGATATTTCTAATGCTTTTTGTATATTGATTAATGCTATACCAATATCGTTTAACGCAGGAGTATATGATGATAATGTTTTAATTTCTCCTGCGGCTCTAGATGCTTGGGTAGCAGAATTGTTCGCATCTATTGCACTTGTATTTAATTGAATCGCATCACCCACAGCACTATCGTGTGAGTTTGTTACAATTTTATCAGCTTCTTCTAATAATTGTTTTGCAATATCTTTTACTTTATCTGCTAATTCAGATGTAGTAGTTGTTAATCTAATTACACTATCTTTTAATATTGCCAATGATTCTTCTTGATTATTTTCAATAATACATATATTTATTTTATATGTTGTTTCACTTAATTCTAAAACATCATTTTCTGTAAAACTATCTAAATCAATATAATCACCATTAAATGTTTTAAATTCTTCATATAAATACCAATTCAAACTATTTTTAATTGCTGTGCTTAATTTAAAATCGGTATAAGCTATTATTTTTATGTCATTGATATTAATATCTGTAAAATTAGTAGCTAAATTCTCATCAAAAAATAAGTCTTTTAATTTATTAAATTCATCGTTACCAATATCTCTTATGAACGCATCATTATCGTGTTTTTTTCCAAAGGTAGATAATGTATTACATATTTTTTCGATATTTTCACTTGTAATAGAAGGTGTTAACATTGTTACAGAATTAATATAATCTAAATAAGCTTCATCAATTTGTGAATTATATTGTGTGTATGTCTGTATACTTGAAATATTTAAATAATATTTATTTTTGTCATCAAATGTTTTTTCTTTAATATTTTTATTTATTTGTTGATAAAAATCATTATTATATTTATCGCACAAATATGTTCTTAGAAACGAGATCATAGTCATTCTCGAATAAATATTTATTAAATCAAAACAAGTATATTTCATAGTTTTTAATTGGGTTTCATATTCTGGGGCGTGAGAAAATAATTCATTTAATTTGTGATAATTATTAATTGTTTTTGATACAATAGTAGAGAAACTTTTTTTTAGTGAAATGGTTTTTTCATTAAATATTTTCCAAAATTCCATATCGACAACATAATTTGTATAATAAATTATATATATAAAAGAAGATATAATATTAATATCTTTACTTTTATTTATATTTTCATCTTTAATATTGGAACGAATAGTTTGAAATATTTTTATTTTTTCAATATATTCATTAATTAATTTCTTTGTATCTTTCATTGTTTTTTTATATTCTTCAGAAGTAATAATTGCGTTGTAAATAATTAAGTCAAACAAAATAATTTGATTTACCATAGTTAATAACCATTTTTGGTCGCTACTTAAAAAATATGTATTTGTTAATTCGCTTTTTTTATAATTATACAATTGTTTATAAAATGAAATAAATAATAGTAAATATTCATTTTCCATATCTATTTTTTGTTGAATTAATTCCAATGTTTCTCTACAATTGTTCAAATATCCTTTCTTATTTTCAAGGTATTCATTTATATTATCACTTTTGGTCAATTGTTCACGTTGAAATAATAAATATTGTGTATTATAAAAATCTTTATTTTTTTTATTATTTTCTGTTTTAATATTTTCATCAATTAATTTTATAAGATCGTTAAATTTTTTAGTTATTTCTGGTGTTCGATATGGTGATGTCATCGCTGAATGAATAGGACAAGCAAGTCTTGATTTAAGATCATTGATATCTGTTTTTAATTTTTGATAATTTTTTGTTTTAATTAAATTATTTAATTTGTCTAACTCTTCAACTAAAATCGTCTCACAAGTTCTTTTAACTAACTTTGATTTAGTATATTCATTTAATAAATTAGTTAATTCTTTTTTAGAATCTTTAAGATTTGTTATGTTTTCGTCTATAGTATTTTGTTCTTCTATTAATTTGGTCGTTTCTCTCATTATTATATCACTATTTTCTGAACTGCCTGTATGTTTAAAAATAGATTTTACTAATACATCTAATTGTTGTTTTTTTTTATTCAATTTATCAAAATATTTTTTTATGCTGGAATAATTTGTTATTTCTTTTTCATAATCATATCCTAAATAAAATAAACTTACAGAAATAGGGTCTTTTAAAAAAGAAGGAATATTATAATCTAAATTAAAAGGTAAAAATGATTTATTTTCAGATAAATTAAAAGGGTCTGTATTTTCTTTAAAAAATCCATCTATTTTTTCTTTATCAAAAATTTTTTTGTCATTTTCAATATCATCTGTTTTTTTTTGTTCTTGTAAAATATCTTTATCCCCAGTAACAAGTAGAGAAACTTCAGCATCACCCATTAAACAAGTAGGTATTTCTTTGCTTAGTTCATCGAAAGCGATTTTTGTAACTTTTTGTTCTGTGATATCATTGCGATTTCTATTATAACCATCGTAACCTCTTTGTAATGGAAAACGTTGTTCTTCACCATTTTCTTTTTTTAAGTCATTGCTATATATTAACCAATCCCCATCTAACCAAGTATAATTATAAATGGTATATGGTTTTTTATCTATTTCTAATACATTTCCTGATTTAAATAAAACATCTAATGTTGTTTTGATATTATTATCAATAACTTTTTCTCTACAACTTTCTTGAATTGTCAATTCTTTTTTATTGGTATTGATAATAATTTTATTTAACAATTCATCGAATTTTTGTCTATTTAAAAACACATCAATAATATTATCATTTAATGGTTTGGTATCAGTTGTTTTTATTTTATTTTCTTTAAAAAAAGTTTCTTTATTAATTTTTATTAAAGGATTAAAATTCACATAACTACTTGTTGTGTTAGGAATACTCATTTGTGGAGTATATATTTTTCGATTGTATTGATTTGTTTTTGTGTATAAAATAACATTCATTCTTTTTGGTAAATATTTATTATCAAATTTTGTTTTAGACATATATTCTATATTGATTATTTAAGAAAAAACATAACTTAATTAAGTATTATAAATTCTTAAATTTTTCATTTGCTTCTTTGTATATATTTTCTTGTTTTTCTTTTTTTGCTTTTTCTAATATTAGTATTGCATTAGTTAATTCTTCTTCAGTGACAATATTATTATCGGATTGCGATGCTGCTTTTAATTTATGTACTACTCTACAAGAATGTGGTACAACACAAAAATAACTATCTTCATTAAATAAATATTCAGATAATATAACAAAAACAGCTGTTAAAACAAGAGCAGTATAAATATCTCTTGTAGCCATCCATGCCATAGAGAAAACAAGTATTTGCTTACTCAATGTATATTTTAAATATTCTTCACTTGATTTACTAAAGTTTACAGAAATAAATTTTGACCCTATATTTAATAATATCATTATTACACCAGCAAAAAATTTGCTATTATTTAAATACATAATATGAACGTGAATAAATTGTAAAGGATCTGACAAAAATTTAATAGAAGTATATTTTGGAGTTTTAGAATGTGTAGCAAGCGGGTAATATGGTACATTTCCTCCTTTATATTTATTTAACGAACCCCCTTTTTTTACAGTCATATATATATATATATATGAATTAGTAGTTCAAAAAATAATTAAAATAACCAGAAATACCTCTCTTGAGAATCCTATAATAAGGACGATAAAATCTCGATATAAATCCTTCTCTATTTTGGCTTGGTATTTTATTTACATATAATAAGTATATTATTAATATTATGATAAATGATAATAATACCATTAAAGATAAATGTTTTGTTTTCATCTTCATATTCTATAAATATAAATTAATTTATAAATGAATTGTGTCATTAATGAAAATGAAAATTAAAAATAAGGTTTAGGTTCTTTATTAGATGATTTTATTATAAATGGAAATAAATCATTTGATATTTTTGGTTGTAAATATTTTTCCATAATTATTTTATTTAAATTTGTGTCAAGATTGGAATAAATATTAGAAAAGTTCTCTACTTGTTGATTATGAAATGGAATATAATTATAAACCATTTCATTATTAAAATATACCAATAAATAACAAGCAAATATAATTCCTAATGTTTTATTAATATCTGTAATTAAAATTAAAAATAAAAATATCAATAATCTTCCTAAACTTGACTGAAATAGAGTATTTATATTATTTGAAATAAGAAAAATATATAATATTAACAAAATACTTATGAATAGAATCATTTTTATCATATATAATTCATTTTATAAAAAATCATATAAATTTATTATTTGAATGATATCATTTATTTAATTTATTATTTATTTATTATTCATATCTATATATTATTCAGTTTGTTTAATAATTTATTATCTTAAATTTTATTAAGAGAGATGTCTTTTGCTTTTTATGCAGCACCCGTTGACAATGAAAATTTTGGTGAAATGGATCAACCTATTCATAAAAAAAAGTTTTCGAAAACATTAAAAAAATATCCTTCTGTCAACAGTTATACAGAAGATAATATCCAAACAAAAATAGATTATAATAAAGTAAATCAAGTAATGAAAGCAATGAGTAATTTACCAACACAACAAGATGAATTAGGTGATTTTAATCCACCACCACCACCCCAATCATCTGGTGTTCAAGCCACTATTTATAGAGATAATACACCATTAAGCGGTGAAGAAGGTTTAACCAATTATACCAAACCACAAAGACAAGAATTGTTCTCACAAATACCAACACCAAATCCAAGTTATAATATTCAAGCATTTACAAATTCTACACCTACACTAACTGATAATGATATATTAATGGAAAAAATTAATTATATGATTCATCTTCTTGAAGAACAACAAGATGAAAAAAGTGGAAGTGTTACTGAAGAAGTAATATTATATTCTTTTTTAGGAATTTTTATTATTTTTATTGTCGACTCATTCTATTATGTTGGAAAATATACACGATAATTATATTACCTTTCTTCGATCTATCTTTTAGGCTCACTTAATTTAATTTGTATTAATTATAAAAGAATAAGTGTATGATTCGAATGATATGAATGATGAGCAAAATTATAAAAATAATAAGCTGATTTTATATTAAATAATAATTTATTGATTTTTGAATAAAAATCAATTAATCTATCATTATTTGAATGATTCTCTATAATTAATAATTTATAAGAAGGATAATTATCTATTATATTCATTAACGCATTTTGAAAACCAACTTTAAATATATCTTCTGATTTACAACAATTTATAGAAGCATAACAAGTTACTATTTCTTCATTCTCTTCTTCTAAATATGTACATTGTTTTTTAAAAAAGTAGAGAGATAAAATTGTATCTTTTTGAATCAAAGCATAGATATATATATTTTCGGTTTTTATTAATTCACTTATATTCGCCAAAGATGTTGAAATAAATATTTTAAATTTGCTATGATTTAATTTAATAAAATCGTTATAATAAGATAAATCTTTATAATTTATTTTTATTAATTTTATATCTTGAGGTAAAATAAATTCTTTTGATTCTTTTATATAAAATCCACATAATTCATACAAACATAATGGAATAATAGCTGTCAAGTTTCCTTCTCTCTTAAATAGAGAAACTTGTATATTCTTATTCAAGGTTCTCTGATTATAATGATGGGTTTGAATTAATTCAGGAGCAATACCTTCTTTTCTATGTTCTTTATCCACGCACAAATAATCAACATAATAGGCATTCATATTTGCTTCTGGATTTCCATTATTAAATATAATTTGAACTGGATAAGATAAAATAGTACCTATTATTTTTTCATCTTCTTTTACTTTTTGTAAGGTTGTATCCATCAACATATTTTTCTTTCTATATAGAGAAACAAATACAGACCCACCATCTAATCCAGTTAAATAAGGAAATATATTTTCTTTTTTTGGTCTATAATTTAATTCTCTACTTCTTAGAAAATGATTTTGTATAAAAAATATAAATTTATTTTTATTTATATTACTTAATTCATCCAATTTTATTGTATCGATATCTTTGAAATTATTATATTTCTCTTCTCTACTTGGAAGATCCAATTGAATGATTCCACACGGAAAAAAATAATACCATACATCATAAATATGAAAAACGGGCTGTTTCGCCCAAAAACGAAATTTCACACGAAAATATAATAAAATAAAAATTGTTATAACAATTATTATTAAAAATATATATTTTATCATTTATAAAAAATAATTATTTTTTATAAATATTTTTAACGTTGTTAAATTCATTTTGGTCTTCTAATTGCTATCTTGTCGAGAATACATTGTATTTTAATTAAACTTTAACATATAGAGCGTCAAATAGAGGGGTAATTTCTCTTGAACTAGATCGACTTCTTCTAGATTTACTTTTTCTAGACCGACCTTTTTTAGATCTTCCTGATCTAGAACTCGATGAACTTCTTGAACTCGATGAACTGGAACTACTACTACGACGACGTAACTTATGTTTGTGTGTTTTATGATGACTTTTTTGTGACCTACGTGTTTGACTAAGTAATTCTAATTGTTTTGCAAATAATTCTTCAGGTGATAATTGATTCGATCTCATTTTATTTTCAAATAAAGATTTACATTCAATATACTTGTTTGTTATATAACTAGTGGATAAATATGGTGTTGTTATTGGGTCAATAATATCATCATATGATAATTGAATTGGTCTACCATCAATTGTTTCAATAAGTATTTTATTTGCTTGTATTGTTATAAAACTACCACATAGTATTTCATCATTAAAATAAAATAATAAGAGTTTATCATTATGTTGTTTATAATAAGCGAGTAAATTAAATAATTTATCTTGTATTTTACCTGTCATATGACTTTTAATTAAAATCAAATCAAATTCTCTAGGTCTTCCATTTTGGTCATATTTAATTTCAAGTAGTTGATTTTCAACTGGTAATTTAGCTAACACAACAGTATTTACATTTTCAGAAGGATTTGTTGGGGGAGCAGGTACAGATTCGGGTTTAGCTTTTACTTTTAACGATCTATTAATAAAGAAACAAATTGATCCGAGATTATATGTAATCACTAACACACCTCCAGCAGCAAGTATAAAATATAAAATTTCGTAACCATATTTTTTAACATTATTAAGTAATGGACTAAATACGCCTTCAATAATTCCACCGTTAATTGTTGTTGAAACAAATTGGGATAAAGGATTATCTTTTCCAAAATTCGAATCAAAAAATTCAGCCCATTCTATTTGTTTTGCTTTATTGTATTGCTGTGTTGAATTCGTAGTGTCTATTATTCTTTGTGCTTTCTCTAGATTATCTTTTATTACTTGGTTCGCTACTATTCCTTCAAGTTCACTACGTAATTCGGCAGTATTTATTTGCATTTGAACATCAAATCTTTGTTTTTCTTCTTCTTCAAGAAACTTTTTTTGTGCGTTTCTTTTATCCATAGAATATTGAAATTGTAACCATTGAGCCTCATCGCCCACCTTTTTATTAATATTTCTTATACTTGCTACACTTTGATCAAATGTTTGCATATTATCAAATGGAAAATAGTCTACTATTGAATATGTCATTATTAATTTGAAAATGTCTATTTTTTGTATAATTTCTTTATAAATTGGATCAGGTGAATATAAAATGGATTCTTTAATTTTATTTTCTGCGTGAGATTGTATAGTAAGTAAAAATGATTTTAATTGGTCTATCATCGATAAATCTTTATTTACAAGTTGAATATGACCATTTAATTGTCTAACAAGCATCATTCCATTTATTTCACCCCATACAATTTTACTTTTAAATGCTGAATTACAATAGAAATTATATTCAGTAAGCATTGGATCTTTAGTTTTATCTAAACTCTGTCTCATAAATCTCTCTAATTTTGATGCGGCTTCTGTTGTATTTTGTTTAAATGTTAATGCTGTTCCGCTAGTATCTATGTTAACTGTTTCATTATCATTTGCTTCTTCTTCTTCTTCTAGTTCATCCATTATTTCTTTTACAAATTCATCATCGTCTATTTTACGTGTTGTTATATCTTCGCGTTCACCTACTATGGGAGGTTTCGTCGACCAAAATAAATCTAATACAGAATTAGTAGCTGTAACCGCGGCATTTATGGTTTCCTCTACTTGTTTTTCAATCGTGGTTATTTCTTTTTCTTTTTCAAAAGTCTCTGGAACAATCTCTTTTAATGAAGAAGTATCCAATAAACCTTTCGAGTGTAATGTTGTTACTAGGTCTACACAAGATGACGAAACTAAATGATAAATATCATTTGTTTCTTTATTTAATTCTACAACTGTATTTATTATTTTTTCTTTCATTTCTTGATCTGATAATCCGGTAATTCCTGGTAATAATAATGTACCTAGAATTGCACTCGCTACAAATCCAGCTCTACCATAATATTCAGTATATTGTTGTTGTTTTTTTGCTCTTTTTTCTTCTTGTGTTCTTCTTTCTATCATAAACGATCCGGGTAATTCTGTATTTAATAAATCTGTTTTTAATCCAGTATGTGAAACTAATCCAGATGCAGATACGGGAGCATAAAATGAGAAAAATAAACTTATTAAAAGAATAAACTTGATTATATATTCTTTCGATCGGCCTCCTTTTTGCATATGAACGCTTAATTGTAACATTTCTAAAATATTACTCAAATTGGATCCTTTTGGAAGATGAAATTTATCCGAGTCGTGTAATAGAGAAGTGAATATTAAATTATAATACTTTTTTATTAAAAAATAAACTGTGATTTGATTCATTAACACAGTCTGTAATTTCATATTAAACAAAAAAAGACTTTTATTTAATAAATTTGAGTTAGTTGCTTTATTGTAAACAATAAGCCTACTATAAAAATAACCTTTTAATAATTTGTTAAGGTTATTATCTAATATTTTACTAAAATCAGTAAAAAAATTCAACTTTACCAATTTATAATCTATTTTTTTACTCATATACTATATTAATATTAATTAGGTTTCACAAAAATATATAAATTATTATATTCATAACCTACACTAATTAAATCAATTACACCTTGTAAGATAAATCCCATTTCTTGTGCAATTGTAATAATTTCATTTTGAGAAGGCATATACATTTTATGTTCTTGTTTCTTTACTTTTCCATCATAAAATTCGAATTTTTCTTTGAACTTTGCTAAATTTGTTTTGTTATCCAATTCAAAATTTGCCGTATAAGAAAATTTATCAAACTTGACTCTACTTTTTGTTATTCTATCTTTTGCATAACGTTGAGGAGAAAATATAACCAATGGATTTGCTGGTGGCAATATGGGGTCGAATAAATCTCTATCTACCAAATGAATTACTAAATATCCTCCTGGCATTAACCAATTCATTGCATTTCTAAAAAATCTCGATTTATCTTCTACATAATATATCGTAAAATACATACAAATAATATGGGTAAATGTTTGATTATTAAATAAATTATCATTATTTACATCACCCTTTTTAAAATTTCCATCTGGATAATTTTTCTTTGCTAGTTGAATCATTTCACTCGAATTATCAATACCAATCACATTTAATCCTTTTTCTTGTAATAAACCTACGTGATGTCCGGTTCCACAACCAATGTCTAAAATTACACTTTCTTGCGTAGGAGTTGTTGTATCTATAATTTTTCCTATTTCATAAGCATTTTTAATTTGATTGTAAACTAATGTATCATAAATAGTACTATAAAATCCATCATAAATAATAGGACCTTCAGCAAAAGTAAATGATTTATTATTCTTGAATCCTTCTTGTTTTACTGAAAATATAGAGAAACAAATCAAAATAAAAGAAATCAAAATTAATAATTTAGTCCAAATAGATAGTTTATTGAATTTAAAATTCATATATTATATTTTGACAATATATATTATTTTTATATTTATAATATATGAGTTATAAAATACCTGATGATTATGTTGAACCTGTTATTGATGAAGTTATTGATGAAGATGAATTTCTTTAACCTTTTATTGATGAAGTTATTGATGAAGATGAATTTCTTGAACCTGAAGAAAGAGAAAAAGAAAGAAGAAGACAAGAAGAAATAAAAAGAGAAAAAGAAAGAAAAAGATTAGCAGAAGAAAGAAGAAGAGAAATAGATATAGAAACAAAAAAAATTTTTAAAGTTGGTGAATGTGGTTCAAATTTAGCGAGTACTGTAATAAAAGGAAGAGAAGCAATCGCAGATAGAATATTTGAAAATATTATGGAAAAACATTTACACCATTGAAGATTTAAAATGACACCTTTATTTTTTTATAAATAATTAAATACATAATACATAATAATACATTATGTATCCTTATAAGATTAATTGGTCTACTGAAAGTCTAAAAGAAATACATGAAGATAATTCATATGGATATGCTGATGATTTAATGGAAATAAAACAAATAATATATAAATACATTGATGAATATATTTATGAGTGTGAAAATGAAATAAAAATAGAAATTAAAAATTATGGGACAATCACGCTTAATAAATTTTATGAAATAGTAAATTCAGAACCATATTGGGATTTTATATTTTTAAGTGTAAAATATTTTGACTGTTCATTAAAAACTTGGGTTGATTATGATGTAAATGAACACGAGTTGAATGAATATTTTTTGTCCCATTTAAATCTTCAATGGTGTAAATGATGAACATTTAAATAAGAATGAAATGTTATATCTAAATTTTATAGACAAACGAAAAGTGCGAGAACAAAGCGGTCAAAAAACAGAACATCCAAAATTTATTATAAATATGTATGATGATATACAAAGGACAAGAAATTCAACCCCAACAGTTGATTCGCTTATAAGAGATGCATCATTAGATATTATTGAACAAAAATTTAATGCTCTTGACAGCAAAATATTAGAGGAAGAATTAAATAAGCGTTTAACTGAAATTAACCGTGGTGGAAAAAGAAAATCCAATAAAAGAAGAAAATATGTTCAAAGAAAATCGAATAAAAATAAAAGATTGAATAAAAATAAAAGATCGAATAAAAAAAGAAAATCGAACAGAAGAAAATCTAATAAATTATTTATATGAGTTCAGAAATAAATGATGTAAGAGATAGTAGAGATTTTAGAAAGGTAACTTTTTCAGAGTTTAAAAAAACAGATGTGAAAAAAGAATTAATACAGTGTTTTATCCAATCTAAAATAGAACAAGCGTGTTATTGGAGTGCTGAATTCATATGTGCTGGGCATTATAGTGATTTATGGGATATTATTCTCTACTTTTATAGCAAATATATTCATTTAGGAAATCCAAAATTAACTATTTATTTAGATAATCGAATTGAATCTTTCAAATCGATTTTAAAAAATGGATATATAGGATACGAAATTAGATTAAGAAATAATGATAAAATAAGAAAATTATTTGCCGAAGTCATTTGTATTCTTTGTTATGCAAAAAGAAAACATAGTTTCGATGAAATCAAAGTAAAAAAAGAAGATTTTGATATTTCTCTAATGACAGATAAATTAAAAGCACCTAATATTTATTTTGCTGTAATTATGATGAACGAAGATCCAAAAGAATTATTTATTCCAATAAATGAATTCAGTTATAATATTTCTAAAGATGTAAAAAATACTTTATTAGCGTGTTATTGGGTTGAATGGATTATTGAATATGATAATATATGTTTTTCTAAGAAAAAGAAATGTAAATGTGAGAGAAGAGACATCATCCCAGTAGAGAGTAATTGTCAAATGGATATTATTTGGTTAATATGGGATGCTATTTTAAGAGAAACAGAAATACATCATTCTGAATTTATAAAAAGAATTATGAAAAGTCTATTACATTTATTTTGTCTTAGATATACAAAAGCAAATGGTAAAAAAAGAAGATATATTATATATTTTGCTATTTCTCTACTTACTGAAATAGTATCAACAGATGAAGAAATTATTAAAGAAAAAGAACAAGTAGCCCAATTAGTAGAGAAAATAGATAATATATATATTCAAATAAAAAAGAATGAACATTCACCAAATATGGATTATTTATTTACTTCTGTAAATCGTTCTAATTTAGATAAAACAATAGAGAAATTAGAAAAAATGGATTCATTTGGAGAGAGTTTTATTCCTCGTATGAATAAATAATATATTAAATATATATGAGAACTAGAAAAAATATTTATAAAAAAGACAAACAATTTAAACATTTTAAAGAAAAAATTGTAATGAAATTTTTAGTTGTTTTAAATATGACAAAATTATATCATTGGAAAACTTGTAATTATTCTGCGCATAAAGCAAGCGATGAATTATATGATGTATTAAATAAAAATGTGGATCGATTTGTAGAAGTAATGTTGGGAAAATTAAATGGTGAAAGAGTGAATTTAGAAAATGTAAAAATGATTCCTCTTATTGATTTTCCAAGCGGAAATCATTTTGATGATGATATGAAAAGAGAAATAAATCATTTTAAAAATTATCTTGTTGATTTAGATAATGAACCTGTTCTCAAATCCATGTTGAATAGCGATTTATTTACTATTCGTGATGAAATTTTAGCTGCCTTAAATCAATTCTTATATCTGTTGAGTTTGAAATAATAATATATAATTGTATATTATTATTATGGATAACGTAAATAATAACAATATGATAAATTATTCGACAAAAGATTCGAATTATGGAAATTGGTCAATATTTATTATTTTATTTGTTTTTTTAACTATATTTGTTATTTGGATTATATATAAATATTTTTTCTCTACATTTAAAAAAGAAATTTCAAAAAATAACTCGCCAGCACCAACACCATCTATTAGTCCTTCTGAATTATATAAAAATACATCCAACATTACTGATGAAAATGTAATTATAAAAGATGAGAATTTAAACAACGCATTAGAAAATAAACCTCAATCTAATACTGCTCCTATTTCCGATGATTCTAATAGTAATATTCAATTAAGTAAATCAACTAGTAAATCAGGTTGGTGTTATATTGGCGAAGAAAAAGGGTTTAGAAGTTGTATTGATGTAGGAGATAATGATTTATGTTTGTCTGGAAATATATTTCCAACTAAAGAAATATGTATAAATCCTTCTCTACGTTAAGCCTTAAATATGAACTTTGAATTGATTGGCCATTTATTATCACTTGTACCATACGTTCTTTTTACTCTTGGAAAAATAGTTGGTAATCTTCCAGACCAACATAATAATTGTATTTTACCTGGAACATCTGAACAACTTGTTGGAAAACACGTTTTATTTCTTGTTTTTTGTAATATTTCACCTGTGCAAGGGTTTTCTATTGTGTTACATATTAATGTTCCACCATTTGGTATTAAATAAACAGGAACACCAGGATTAACTATAATAGGTGGTAATATTGGATAGTTGGGATTTACATCAGGTTGTGGTGGAGTTGGGGTTGGTGTTTGAGGTGATCCACCGCTATTCACAATAGAAGGTAAATTGATTGGTTGATTTATATTACTTTTTATACAATCAAGTAATTCATAACTAGTTATATTATTATTGTCAATAATATTACTAGATTGAGGTGCAACAATATAGGATTGATTTATTCTTTTTAATAACTGAATATTTGGAAAAGATGCTTGTTGTGTTTGGGATGCCCAAGAAATATAATTTCTTTTTGCTAAAAATCCATATTTTTGTTGTTTTGTCAGTTGAGCAGAATTATTTTTATATTGTAATACATTTGCTTTTCGATACATTTGTGATTCAGCTGTATTCGTAATACAATTCGGTTGATATCTATTCCATTCTCTTGGAGGAATAGGACGATATGTCGAACCTAAACAAGACATATATATAATTATTATTTTTCTATAATATTAGTGTAAAATAATGCTTTTTTGTGAGTTTTTTTAGTGAATTGATTTGGGTGTTTATTTACATAATGAGCAAAATGTTTTAAATCAGGCAATTGACCCATCATATTAGGATTATTTTTTATATAATTATTATATATTTTTGTAAAAGACCCCCATTTTATTTTACTAAAATTAATTCTCCCTTTTGTTTTATTATTTTTTGTCGAACGTTTTTTTCTTCTTGTTTTACCACCTTTTATTGGGTTACTAAAAATTGTTGATGATGGTGTTGATGAGGGTGTTGTTGCTGGTGGTGTTGTTGTTGCGTTTGGAGTACTAAAAAATGGTGATGAGGTTGCTGGTTTACTGCCGGTCCATGAAAACCATGATTTATTTTCAGAATCATTCGATGATTTACTCGATGAATTTCCCATTTAATATATATTATTATTATTATTATGGATTGTATTCATTATCACTTCCGCTAAAATACCATCTTAGAGATAAATAATCAGGATTTTTAAGATTCATTCCCGAATTATCACTGATTGCTGTATTGGGTCCTTTCTTAACTAATTCTTGTATGGCTAATATGCCCAAAGCATAGTTATAATACCATAAATTAGAAATAAATCCATTAAATCCACCATTCATAGCTACGTAAACATCACCATAATTTTGTTTAGGAACGCCTACCAATGTTAAACTTTTTGTAATAATTCCGTTAATATAAACATCTAATATTTTATTTCTACAAAGAATGATTACATTTACCCATTTATTTAATGGAATATCTGGAATTTCTAATTGTTCATCAATTACATTAAATGTATTCATAAATATAATAATAGAGTTTGTATCTTTGGATATATATAATCCTGGTGCATTATTTGGTTGATTAATACCATCTATATCAGGTGCGTAGTTTCCTTTACTAAAGACGTGTTTGTATTTTCTCGAAGAGTTATCTAAATCATTTATATAAATCCAAACAGACCATGTAAATTCAATACCACCTCTTTCATTATTAGAACGATAAATTGTTTTAGATCCACTAATATTTGGGTCTTGAGTAAATGTCAACATTTGAGAACTTGCATTAATCATTCCATTAATTAATTTTTCTTTACTTGCAGGTGAAAATAACCAAGCAATAATATTAATTGCAAAACTTAATAAAATAATAAAAATAAAAATGACAAATAATAAAAAAGCAAATTTTGCTACTAAACTGTTTGATTCTAAGAATTCGTTAATTCCATTCATTTGACTTTTGTCTACATTATTCGTTACACCTATATCACTTGGTTTTAGGTTATCACTTGTTTTATTATCAAAAAAATTAGGTAAACTTGGAATACTACTTGATTTTTGTTCATCAGACATATATATTATGAAAAGAATTTTTCCATATGATTACCGAAAGCGTATTCTAAATGGTTAAACTTGCTTCTTGTTCGCCATTTTGTAAAATAGAGATATTCAATTGATATGCGCCAAATATGTTAGGTAAAACTCCAGTTCCATATCCTTTTTCATATATATTCCACGCTTGTTCTGGATTTAATGGATATGGATAATATGCAAATTTTGTTGTTGAACCTTCAAATCCACCTAATGGTGTAACATATAGATCATTATTTGTCTCTACCGCAGCAGTACCTGGTAAAACACAAGTTCTCACAAGTTTTCCATTGATATACATATCCAGTGTCCTTCCATAAACACTCATTGTTAAATTTACCCATTGTTGTATCGGTATATTAGATACACGACAAGTATGTTCGACATATTTATTTGCTACAGAAGCACTAGATGTTACACCAGATGAATATAATGTAAGTGTAACATCGATATCATTTGAAATTGCTCCTAAAATAACAAGAGGTGAAGGATATTTTCCAGAAATTCCGGTCTCAGGATCTGGTGCTGATGTTGTTTCAAGCATTCTTCCAAATATTACTTTTGGATGACCATATCTAGTATTCCAATTATTAATATAAAACCAAATAGAATATGCGAAATTAGAATTTCCTGGAGTATTACTGGATGCTAAAGAACTCGCAGATATAGTCTGTTGAACACTAGCGTCGGCCAAAGTAGTCAATATATTTTTATTAACTATATATCCACTTATTAACCAATACAATAAAATTATAATAACAACAATTAAAATAATAGTTCCAATATTCATAATAATATAATTATATATAATAATTATATTATATTAACAATTATAATGTTAAATATTTATCTGTATCAATTTGGTTTAATCTTAGCGCGTGTGTTATATTCTCTATTTTCAGAGAATGTATAAATAAATTATCATAGAAATTTAATAAAATAGGTGGATTTAAATTTTTTACTGAATTATATAAATTTTGGATTTGAACTAAATTTAATGATTTATCAAAATAAACTACATTACATATTCCTCCATTATTTCCATTTTTATCTCCAGAAGTAATATTATCTTTTCTCATATAAGGAATGTATGATTTAAATGATTGAATTAATTCACCATTAATAAATATATCTAATATACCACTCTTATAATTAATCACAATATTATTCCATTTTTGAAGTAATAAATCATTATTTTTATATATTATTATATTTCCAAATTCATCTAAATTTTCTTTTTCTTTGATAGGTTGACCATTTACTAATTTATTATCGATTGTAATCATAAATGTATTATCACTTCCTCTATATTGTATATTTGGTTTCCCACCATAATCTATCAGCGAATAAAATATATCATTTGTATTATTTCCATCAATAAATAACCAACACGATAACCCGTAATTATAAGAATGGACTTGATTTTCTTGAGTTACTAATGAATCGTAAGAAGATAATAATTTTTTACTATCCGTATTTAATGGTTCTTTTAATAAAAGATTTCCTCCTTGTGATGAAAATTGTGTATACATATTTGTAAAATTAAAATATAATATATATAACACTATAATACTAATTAATAATAAAAAATCAGTCCAATTGAAATTAAATCCAGAAGAAATATTTTCTTTATTGCTTTTATAAATTCCTGTAATTCGATTGAGTAGAGAAATAAATAAACAAGGAATATAAAATGTACTACCTATTACTACTTGTAAAAATGGACTTTCTTTATAATATGAACTGTAAGAAATCATTTTGAATAAAATAGCCATTAACGTAATAATAATTGCAACATTGAGTATAATTCCAAGAATACTGGATTTTGTAAATGTAAATGTTTTAAATAAAACAATTATCCAATTTATTAATGTGAAAAAGAAAAATAATCCAAATAAAATAAATAATGAATATGTCAATGATTTTATAAAATCGTTATCTTTTACTGAACTATTTAATGTCTTTACATAAATGTAAATATAAGAAACACCAAATATAATAGAGAAAGCAATAATAGAATAAATGTAAGGAGAAATTGTTCCATTAAAAGAAGATATACTACCAACTTTACTCGTATTAATTGATAATATCACAGCAATAAATAAAATCAATACAATAAAATACAATAAAATATTAGATGCATTTTTACTTTTATTTTCTGAATTAATTATTTTGTAATAAATACCAATTGTGATTGTGTACGAGATTAAGATAATTAAAGAAGGATATTTATTCATTATAGAGAAACAATCATCATTAAATACTTTTGAGATAATAATATTATAAATAATTAAAAAAAATATTTTTGAATTATCATCCGTTGTCATATCAAGCTTTAAAGTTTTTAATATATTTACTTTTGGTAAATTAAAATAATTTACAAATGTATCAGAATCCATTTTTGTTTTTCCTCGATTTGTCATCTCGATTGTCAAATATAATAATATAACTATTATCAAAGCATTAATTACATAAATAGAATAATCACCAAAATTACACTTTGTTGTTGTTTTATTTGCAGAAACTAAAAATATAACAAAACAAATAAATATAATTATATAATAAAATAAAATTAATATATTTACATAATTTTTATTTAATATTGCACTCATCGCTTGAATAGTAGAATCGTCTTGTATTTTCTCTACAAATTTAGGATTATATAATAAATTGGATTGTCCTGTAGATAATCCAAAACCTAAAATATTTTTTAAATGATTAATAAAAAAGAAAAAAAGATATATAATAGAAAATAAACAAGGTACAAGTAATAATATATTTGTAAAAATTGTATTTTTTTTATGTGAATTAGTTGAAGTAGAAGAAATATTATTTTTAGTTATTTCAAATAACATATATGAAATTATAAAAAAAATAGAAATTCCTAATAATAAAAATTTATTATTATTATAAGTATTATAAACTAAAAAAAGTGTAAATAAAATACTATAAATAATCGTTGAATAAATAATAACTATAACAGAACCTTCCATCTTTGGATTATTTATATCATCACTAATTGGCTCATTTCTAGGAAGTACAAAATTAACAAGAATGGCTACAACAATTAAAAATGTGGGTATGATAATTGTTGTATATCCTATTTCTTTATCCTTGGAATTATATATTTTATATATTTGATAAAAAAACAAATAAAAAAAATAGATTGAAAATAATACACTGATTGTAATATAATCAGTAGAAAATATAACAATTATAAATATTAATATAGATAAAAAATATATTATGGATAATGTCAAATCACCAGAAAAAAATGTTTTAATGTATTCATAATTAAATGGTGTTAATATATGTTTTGAATTTTCTTCCTTTTTTTTTTCCATATATATATTACATATTTTCTTTTGCTGTTTTCACGCCGTGACAATTTCTACATAAAGCTACCAAATTATTCACATCATTACTTCCACCATATTCTAATCGAACTCTATGATCAATCTCATAAGTATGATTCAATTGAGCATTACATTGACCACATCTCCAATTTTGTTGTGAAGCTACAAATTTTTTCTTTGTTTCCGAAACAGACCGTTTTGTTGCTTTAATATTATTTACTGATTTATTCATATCTGTCATAAAAGAAGAAGAAGCATTCGGGTCTTTCGTAAAATCCAATATTGGTGAAATAACATCCATTGCCTTTTTATCAATCGGCATATATTTTACCATATTATTTGTATATAATAGTATTTTTTTTGTTTGTAATGGATCTCTTTTTATTAATAAATATACAATTAATCCTAAAACAATGACAATAGCAATCGTAAAATATTTTTTATATAAATGAAACATTTTTATGAATTTCCAATCATAATATATATTCATAACAATAAAACCAATGATAACTAATATTATTATTTCTAATTTCATAATAATATTATTTATTATATTTATTTTTTCTAGTTTTTCTTTTTATTTTCATCTTTTTTGTTTCGATTTGATAATTAAAATACAACAATGCTTTTTTTATTTCTCTTATATCAATTGGTGTTGCGCTATATTTTAATAAAATTTCTAATAATGTTTTCATATTATTACTTACTTTTTCATTGTAATTATTATAAATAATATTATTTGCGTTTTCACACAAAGCAACATAAGACATTACAAATCCCCAAACATCCATATTCTTTGTATAGACTTCACTAAAATAAGCCAATACATCAAATGAATATGGTTTGGTAAATTTTATTAATATATCATAAATATATTTATATATATAATCTATATTAGAATATATTTTTTTATTCTTTAATCTAATTGGATTACTATCTTCTGATAAAAGAGAAATTAATTTTTTATGATATTTAAAAATAGAATTAAATGTCGATAAATGACCTGACCTATATGAATCTACATAATCTTCAAAGAAACTAATTACAAAATCTTTTATATCGTCATTCGTAAAATTTCCATTTTTTGACATTAAAAAATAACTATAAATGTCATTGAATTTTTTTGAAAATAAAATACTTGAAAATGGAACATTATATTGAAATGGTCTATCTCTGAATTTTGAAGGTATTAATTTCCAATCATCTCTAAATCCGCTCTCTGAAAATTGAGATTCATTTGTAATATTTGGAATATATATTCCAGATAACCCCCAATCTATAATTCTTAAAAACAAATTTTTGTTCTCTATATTTACTAAAATGTTATTTGATTTTAAATCTCCATGAAATATCCCTCTTTTATTCATTGGAATAATTGCATTGGTTAATAAATCAATCATTTTTTCATTAAAAATAACAATTATATTTCTTTCATATATTGTTCTTTTTATAAATTCATCGATATCAGTACCACCATATGGCATATTAATCGCCAATAATTCATCTAAATTTTCATTTATATTTTTTGATGTAATGTTTATTTTTTTTAATGGTGAACATTTTACCTTATTAAAATCAATTAAATCAGAAGAAGATAATGGTTCAGGTTTACATAACGTATAATCTGATATAATAAAATAATTTTTATAATTTGGAATAGTTTTTAAAATAGGAATAAATCTTTTTATTTCGTTATATTCATTCAGGCCATGTTTTGTTTTCATTAATTTTGATATCCCTTTTTCACCAAAATAATTATTATCTCCAGAAATTACATAATTAGGATTACATTTGAGTTGGGGTTTAAAAATACAACCAAACCCACCTGATTCAATTAATTTTCCTCCTTGTTTCATATATTATATATAATTATTTATTATATAAATAATATATTAATCCACAAAATATAAATAATATTACAAAATATAAGATTCTTTTTATCCATTTTTTGAATTGAATACTATTTTTATTTATGTTTTTATTTTTCTTTTTATATGTATTATAAAACTCTTGTAGAGAAATTATTGGTTTATCTAGTTTTTTATTTATTTTATTATGTATAAAATGTGTCCATCGTATAAATGATTCTCTATTATCTAAATAAGGCGTAACTGGATATTTCTCTAATAATTCACTGAAACTTGTTGAAATATTTTTATTTGGAATAAATATATGCAGGTTATGAACGAACTCATAATACTTTTTTCTGGTAATTGAATTTGGATATAATGGATAACAAAAAGCGATTGTATGTAAAATATACCAATAATGAGGTCCCCATATTTCTGGTTTAATTATCATTTCATTCATTGATTAATAGAAGAAATAAATCATTTTCTCTACACGAAGTATTATAAATAATATTACCAACTTGTTTATTTAATATAAAAATAAATTTATTTATAATAAAACACATGTTGTGTAATAATTGTTCTAAAAATGGTCATGTATTACATCAATGTAAATTACCAATTATTAGTTGTGGTATGATACTTTTACAAAAAATCAATAATATTCATTATTATTTAATGATTCGAAGAAAAGATAGTTTTGGATATATTGATTTTATATACGGAAAATATAATCCTAATAATATATTTCAAGTTCAACAAAAAATTGATGAAATGTCTATTGAAGAAAAAAAAAGATTACTTTCTCTATCGTTTGATGAATTATGGAAACAATTATGGGGACAACCTATTATAAATCCTTTGTATAAAAATGAAGCGTTTAAATCCAAGAAAAAATTTGAATTATTGATGAATGGTATCAATGATAATGGAACCATTATTACATTAAAAGACTTTATTGATAGAAGTAATACAAAATGGATAGATACTGAATGGGAATTTCCAAAAGGAAGAAAAAATTATCAAGAAAAAGATTTAGATTGTGCACTAAGAGAATGTCAAGAAGAAACAGGAATTAATATAAATGATATTACAATTATTGAAAATATTCTTCCTTTTGAAGAATTATTTATTGGGTCAAATCATAAATGTTATAAACATAAATACTTTATTGGATTATTTAATCCAGATAAAAATAATTTATCAGTAGAGAAATTAAAATATCAAACATCTGAAGTCAGTAAATTAGAATGGAAAACATTTGATGAATGTTTATCTTCGATTCGTCCGTATCATATAGAGAAAAAAAAAGTATTAACTAATGTACATACAACTATTACAGAAAATAGTTTTTACAGTTAATCATTATATTTATTATATCATATAAATATAATGAATATGGATTTACCTAAAAAAATTGGGAAAAAAAAACAAAATATTACCAAAAAAAAAAGAAAAACATTAGGTGATTTTGAAATAACAAATATTGATGAAACCAACATACAACCTTCTGCACCTAAAGAAATAAATTCAAATAGTAATTTTATATTAAATCCAAATATCTCTACTATTGTTCAAAATCAATCTCAAAATCCTATAGAACAAAAAGTTATACCAGATTATCCAATTATTCCACCACAATTAGATTCACTCAGTCAACAATGTAGAGAAACTAATAATCCATATAGTAAAGAATGTAATCAGTTTCTTTTTGAAAAAGAAAAATTAGAAAGAGAACAATCGTTAGAAGATGAAAATAATTTTTTATATCCAACATTAAATGATATCGAATTTAATGTAAAAATCGCTGAAAAAAAAGAATTTCAAGAAACAAAATATAATGGAAAATTACACGATATTGTAGATGATATTTTGATAAATCAACAAAACTTTGAAAAATATACACAAGAATTAATTGATGCTGAATTTGAATTAGCACCTCATCAAAATTTTGTTCGAAATTATTTATCTTTTCAAACACCGTATAATAGTTTATTATTATTTCATGGATTAGGTAGTGGAAAAACACTTACAGCAATCGGAATTGCTGAAGAAATGCGCGATTATTTAAAAAAAATGGGCATTAATAAAAAAATCATCATTGTTGCTTCACCTAACGTTCAAGATAATTTTAAATTACAATTATTTGATGAACGCAGATTAAATGAATCCTCGCCATGGATAATGAATGACGTTGTTGGTAATAAAATTCTTAAAGAAGTAAATCCATTAAATTCTAACTTAAGTAGAGAAGAATTATTAAAACAAGTAAATAAATTAATTAATTCATATTATTCTTTTTTTGGATATATTCAATTCGCAAATTATATCAATAATTTTACTCATCAAGATGATAATAAACAAACCGTTAAGAATTTACAAAATGAATTTAATAATAGTCTTATTATTATCGATGAAATTCAAAATATGAAAAATATTAATGAAAGTAAAAATGGAAAAATTGCATCAAAAGCATTTCAAAAACTAATTAAAGCAGCACAAAATTTACGATTATTATTTTTAACTGCTACGCCAATGTTTAATAGTTGTGAAGAAATTATTTGGATTTTAAATATGATGAATATGAATGATAAACGGTCTATTATGAAAATAAGTGATATCTTTGATAAAGACGAGAATTTAAAAGAAGAAGGTAGAGAATTATTAATTCAAAAAGCAACTGGTTATGTATCTTTCGTAAGAGGTGAAAATCCTTATACTTTTCCTTTTCGTATTTATCCAAAATATTTTGCACCAAATCATACATTTAATGAAAATTTACCCATGCCCATTATGCAAATGAATGGAAAAATAATTGAATCTACTGAAGATAAAATATTAGGATTATATCTTACAGAGTTAGGAAATTATCAAAGTTTGGTTTATAAATACTTAATTAAATTGTTATTTGATGAACAATTATTTAGAAATAAAGTTGATTTTAAAGATTTTACTACTTTTAATTATACAATTCTTCAACCTCTAATACAATCATTGATTATTACATATCCTACACCCGGAAATCAAATCCCAGATGTATCATTAGATGAATATTATTTAATGACTGAACCATCGACCGATTCATCAACCGAATCATCGACCGATTCATCGACCGAGTCATCAACCGAATCATCAACCGAATCATCAACCGAATCATTGACTGATTCATCAACCGAATCATCAAACGAATCATCGACCGAATCATCGACCGATTCATCAACTGAGTCATTACCACAAGTTGAAGAAGAAGAACAAGAAGAACAACCAGAACAACCAGAACAACCAGAACAAAAAGAAGAAGAACAAGAAGAACAAAAAGAAGAAGAACAAGAAGAACAAAAAGAAGAAGAACAAGAAGAACAAAAAGAAGAAGAACAAGAAGAACCATTACTTCAAGAAGAAAAGACAGAATCATTACCAGAAAATAGTTCTGAAGAATCACAACAGGGTGGTATGGAACAAGACGAAGAAGAACAAGACGAAGAAGAAGAAGAAGAAGAAAAACAACAGGGTGGTATGGAACAAGACGAAGAAGAACAAGAAGAAGAAACACCAGAAAATATAGACATATCAGATAAAAATTTGATTGGTACAAATGGATTAAAAAATATACTGACTTATACAGATACGGCAACAAAAAAAGGAAATTTTAAATATAAATATACGGATCCACAATATCATATATTTAAACCTCAAATAATAGGTAATTATAGTTCAAAAATAAAAAATATATGTGAAAATATTTATAATTCATCACAAAATATTGTTTCTCAAGGAATTATATTAATTTATTCTCAATATATAGACAGTGGATTAATACCGATGGCTCTTGCCTTAGAAGAAATGGGATTCAAACGATTTAATGGTGCATCCTTATTTGACTCTAGTTATAAAATATCTTCTGTTGATAGTACTACATTTGAAAAAATAGATGGACGAAATAAAAGATCACAACCTGCGTGTTATTCAATGATTACAGGTGACAAAAAACTTTCACCAAATAATAAAGAAGAATTAAAAAATATTACAAATGAAAGAAATAAAGAAGGACATTTTATTAAAGTTATTTTAATATCACAAGCGGGTTCAGAGGGTATTGATTTTAAATTTATTAGACAAGTACATATATTAGACCCTTGGTATAATATTAATAGAATAGAACAAATTATAGGTAGAGCAGTTAGAAATTTTAGTCATAAAAGTTTACCTCTAGAACAAAGAAACGTTCAGATTTTTTTACATGGAACTATTTTACCATTTAACAAATCAATCGAAGCCGCGGATTTATATATATACAGAATTGCCGAATATAAAGCAAAACAAATAGGTATGGTTACACGATTATTAAAAGAAACTGCCGTAGATTGTATATTAAATCATAATCAAACTAATTTTGATATTGAAAATATGAGAACGGAATTGGTGATTCGTCTCTCTACTTTACCAAATCAACCTTTTCGTTTTCAAGTAGGTGATGAAGCATATACTTCTACGTGTGATTATATGGAAACTTGTCAATATCAATGTAATCCTTCTTTAAAAGAAGATAAAATAAATGACCAAACGTATACTGAAGCATTTATAAAAATGAATATTGATAAAGTGATGAATAAGATACGATTTCTGTTTAAAAATAAATATTTTTATGATAAAGAAACATTAATAAAAGAAATTAATAATGTAAAAATTTATTCTCAAGAACAAATAAATTATGCGTTAACTGAATTAATAAATGAACCAACCGAAATGTTAATTGATAAACACGGAAAAAAAGGTCATTTAGTAAATATTGGTAATTATTATTTATTTCAACCATTTGATTTAAATAACCCTAATATTTCTCTACTAAATAGAGAAATACCAATTGATGATAAAGAACAAAAAATAAATATCCATGTTGATAAAGAATATAACGAGTATGACGTGAAGGATGTTCAAGTATTGGATATAGAAAAAGAAGGAATTGTAGAGAAAGATAAATATGAAAAAATAACAGTAAAAACAAGTCTTATAAATCAAATAAAAAATTATTATGATTTAGCAACAGAATTTTTTAATATCGATGACTTGGAAAAAAGAGAAACCTTTTCAGATGGTGATCCAGAATGGAAACATAAATTTAGCACAATAGGAATTGTAATGAAAAATTTAAATAATAATGGATTACTATTCAATGAAAGAAATGGAATCAAAGAAGATATTTTAAAACAAATATTAATAGAAAATATAATCGATTTCTTATTACCAGAAGAAAAAATATTATTATTTCAGTTAATATTAAAAATAAATTTATCATTGAGTAAAACAGATGAATTTTATGCTTTATTACAATACGCTTGCATACAAAAATTTATAGATTTAGGTGATAAATACGCATACGTTCTTTACATCGAAAATGATATATTTTATTACATTACAAATAAAGAAAATATACAATGGGAAATAACAGAAAAAAATAGTTTAATAAAAAATATAAATGAAATATTAAATGAAAAATTATCATACAATAATTTTAATAAATATGTTGGATTTGTTGATTTAAAATCATCGATTATGGTTTTTAAAACAAAAAATACTTTTCCAGAAGGAAAAGGAATAAAACACGGAAGTATATGCGACCAAGCAGGTAAGGTAAGTCAAATAAAATTATTAAATAATATTATTGGAAAAGAAATATATTCCCAATTCATTCCTCTTAAAAAAAAGCTTCGATCATTTTTCTATTCTCTAGAAATTCAAAACGAAAAAGTAAATACAAAATATATTAATAAATATGAATTATGTATTTTATGTGAATTTATATTAAGATATTTTCAAATGCAACAAAAAGAAGAGAAAACTTGGTTCTTAGATTACGAAACACAAAAATTACTCAAGTTTAATAGATGGGTTCCGACATAATAATTAAAAATTGAATTATAATAAATATAATATATTAGTATTAATAACTATGAATCTCAAAATGAATCAAACTAAAAAATTTAACAAACAAAATATAAATGATACTTATTTATATTCAAAAGCATTAATTACAAGAAGTATAAAACTTGATATTATATCTATCGGGAAAAATATTATTCAAACATTACAGCAAAAATTAAGAGATGATTATGAAGGGAAATGTGTTGTTGAAGGATATATAAAACCAAATTCTTGTGATATTAAAAGTTATTCAAGTGGATTATTAAAAAGCAATTATGTAATCTATGAAGTTATGTTTGAATGTTTGACTTGTTTTCCTGTAGAAGGAATGTTAATTAATTGTACTGCTTTGAATATTACAAAGGCAGGTATTCGAGCAGAAATCACAACGAGAGAAAAGCCTAGTCCGGCTATTGTATTTATAACTAGAGACCATAATTATAATATTGATGAATTTACACAAATAAAAGAAGGTGATGTTTTTGTTGCAAGAGTTATAGGACAACGGTTTGAATTAAATGATAAATTTGTCTCTGTAATAGCAAAATTAAAGACAAAAACAAAAGAACCCTTATATAAAACACCAACTATCGTAAACCCAAAAAAGAAATCAATGATACCAAAAAAAGATATTTTAGAAAAATTAGTATCTGTTATTCCATCGAAACCAATTACATTAGAAGTAGAGAAAGAAAATGTGGATGAAGATGAAGAAGAAGAAGAAAAAAAAGATGAGGAAGAAGAAGAGGAAGAAGAAGAGGAAGAAGAAGAAGAGGAAGAAGAGGAAGAAGAGGAAGAAGAAGAAGAGGAAGAAAATAAAAAGATAACAAAACAAAAAAAAGATGAAGAAGATTAAATATTATCTTCGTTTAATAAATTATGTAACAATATATCCTTGTTATTATTCGTGACATCACCTGATAAAATAGAAGATTCATATATTTTTCTTAAAATATCGTGTGGTGTAGTATTTCCTATACGTATTAATCCTCTATTTCTTAGATATGTTTTCACATCTGAAATTTCGTGTGTTTTTAATTCTTTATAAGAATCTGTAATTTGTTTTCTTGTATTGATATTTTTAATTAATATTCCGACTTTTTTTTTGATATTTGATTTTCCCAATGTATATTTTCTCTTGATTGTTTTTTTAATAAATATTTTTTCTTTTTCTTTTTCTTTTTCTTTGGAAAATTTATTTTTTAATTCATTTAGTTTTTTTTCTCTATCCAAAAATGAATTATTTGAATTAGAAATATTTCCATGATTTTTTATTGTTTCGTTTTTATGAATCATTGATTTATTCATCCAAGATCGATATGTTGGTTTATTTCCATTTTTTAAACATCCATATGGAACATCATTTAATGGAGTATAATTTATTTTTATTTCTTCTTCTTGTATTTCTTCTGGGATATGGGTTTTATTCATTGGTTCAATTAAATTGTTATTCTCTAATAATTCGACTGGTAAATCAATATGAACTGTGGGTGATGTTTTATTATTTGATAAAGAAATATTATCGACAAACGTTGTTTTTGGTTGTGTTTGTGTTTTATGTTCATCTTTTAAACTAGTGAGAAAATTCATCGAAAGTATGAATTCGTCATCTTCTTCTGGTTGAATATCTATATTTTTTTGTGTGTTTTCTTGTATTGAAGTAGTAGATTCTAATTTATTTTTATGACTTTTAATTCGTTCAATTAATTGTTTTTTCAAAAAAGAAGGAGTAATTGATTTTTTTGTTTTATCACGATTACTTTTCGTGCGTGATTTATTTGAAGATTGAATTTTAAATAATTCAGGATTAATTTGAATTGTTTTTTTTAAATTACTCATTATAATATAACTATTATAATGATTATTAATATTCTTATTTTACTCGTAAAATAATATATAGATAACATATTTAAATTATTTAAAAATAAAATTGATTTAATAATAACTAAATTAATGTCAATAACAATTGAAAAAAACATGGATAAATCTTTTACTGACGAAATCTTTGCATCTGAATATATCGAAACACCATGGGATGTTATCCAGTCCTATTTTAAAGGACAGCACTTGGAAAGATTAGTTCGACATCAAATTGAATCTTATAATAATTTTATTGAATATCAAACAATGAAAACGATTGAAATGTTTAATGATGTAAATATTAAATCAGAACAAGATTATGATCCTACATCTGGAAAATATCGTTTGGAATTATTTATTACTTTTGATAACTTTCATTTATATCGTCCTCAAATCCACGAAAATAATGGTGCTACTAAATTAATGTTTCCTCAAGAAGTTCGTTCTCGTAATTTCACTTATGCTTCAGCAATGACAATTGATATCAATATAAAATTTGTTGTTAGAAATGGAAAAGATTTGGAAAATATACAAACATTTTATAAAACATTACCTAAAATTCATATTGGTAAAATGCCTATTATGCTTAAATCAAATATTTGTGTTTTGACACAATACAAACATATGGAAAATAAAAATATTGGTGAATGTAAATATGATACAGGAGGATATTTTATTATTAATGGTTCTGAAAAAACAGTGTTGGGACAAGAAAGAGCCGCAGAAAATAAAATTTATATCTATAATGTGAGTAAAAATAATACTAAATACACGTGGAGCGCAGAAATAAAATCTGTTCCCGATTTTAAATGTATCTCACCAAAACAACTCAATATTATGGTTTCTTCTAAAAATAATGGATTGGGATTTCCCATTGTTGTCCAATTACATCGTGTAAAACAACCTGTACCATTATTTGTATTATTTCGTGCTTTGGGTATAATATCTGATTTGGAAATTTGTCAATATATTATTCTCGATATAAATAATAAAGAATATAAAGAATTATTAGACGGATTATTGGCTTCTATTATAGATTCAAATACAATTTTAACTCAACAAGACGCATTAAAATATATTACAACTTATGTTATGTACACACCCATTAATATGGATAAAGAAACCGGAAGTAAAAAGAAAATGGAATTTACAAATGATATTTTGGCAAATGATTTATTTCCACATTGTAGTACTAAACAACAAAAAATATATTTTCTCGGTTATATGGCGAATAAATTATTACAAGCAAAATTTGAATGGATTAAACAAGATGATAGAGATTCTTATACTAATAAAAGAATTGATTTAACTGGATCATTATTAAATAATTTGTTTCGTAATTATTTCAATAAATTGGTGAAAGATATGGAGAAACAAATTATAAAAGAAATTAATAATGGTTCTTGGAAATCAACCGAACAATATATGAATATTATTAATATGACTAATATTTATAAAATTATTAAATCAACCACTATTGAAAATGGATTGAAAAAAGCATTATCCACCGGTGATTTTGGAATCAAACACACAAATAGTAATAAAGTTGGTGTTGCCCAAGTATTAAATCGATTAACTTATGTAAGTAGTTTGAGTCATATGCGTCGTATCTCTACTCCAACTGATAAAAGAGGTAAATTGATTCCTCCTAGAAAATTACATAATACTTCTTGGGGATATTTATGTCCTGCTGAAACACCAGAAGGTCAATCTGTTGGTGTTGTTAAAAATTTATCTTATATGGCTCATATTACAATCGCTTCTAATTCTGAACCAATTTATAATAATGTAATGCCTTATATCACTGATATTGCTAATTGTAAACCAATCGATTTGTTCAAAAAAGTAAAAATGTTTATTAATGGTTGTTGGGTTGGTGTAGTAGAGAACCCTTTTGAAATATATCATTCTCTCAAAGAAAAAAAATATCAAGGACTTATTAATATTTATACATCCATTGTATTTGATTATAAAAATGCTGAAATTCGAATTTGTAATGATGCTGGAAGATTAACTCGACCTTTATTAAGAGTAGAAAACAATCATTTGGTTATTAAAAAATCGACAATTCAAAGTATTAAAAATGGCGATTTGACCTGGAATGATTTATTGACTAAATGTAAATTAACAGAGTCAGTTATAGAATATATTGACCCAGATGAACAGGCACAAAGTTTAATTTCAATGAAACCAATCGATTTGGAAAAACAATGGATTCGACCAGAAAAAACAACAGAAATATATAAATATACTCATTGTGAAATCCATCCTAGCACTATATTTGGTGTATTGGCTTCTTGTATTCCTTTTCCAGACCACAATCAATCCCCAAGAAATACATATCAATGTGCACAAGCAAAACAAGCAATGGGTGTATATGTTACGAATTATGAAAATAGAATGGATAAAACATCATATGTATTAACTTATCCAGGAAGACCCTTGGTGGATACTAGAATTATGGATATGATTCATATCAACGATATTCCTTCAGGGTTTACTGTAATTGTAGCTATTATGACACATACTGGATATAATCAAGAAGATTCACTTCTATTTAATAAAGGATCTATTGATAGAGGATTATTTCAAGCTACAATATATCACACTGAAAAAGATGAAGATAAACAAAAAGTAAACGGTGATGAAGAAATTAGATGTAAACCAGACGCCACAAAAACAAAAGGAATGAAGTTTGCAAATTATAATAAAGTAAATAGTAAAGGTGTTATACCAGAAAATACATTAGTAGAGAATAGAGATATCATTATAGCTAAAATAACTCCTATCAAAGAAAATAGAAATGATCCTTCTAAGGTTATAAAATATGAAGATAAAAGTCGTATTTATAGAACAGACGAAGAAATATATATTGATAAAAATTATATAGATAGAAATGGCGATGGATATAATTTTGCAAAGATTCGTGTTCGAGCATTCAGAAAACCTGTTATTGGTGATAAATTCTCTACTCGTAGTGGACAAAAAGGTACAATTGGAAATATTATTCCTGAAGAAGATATGCCTTTTACTAAAGATGGTATTCGACCTGATATTATATTAAATCCTCACGCGATTCCTAGTAGAATGACAATTGGACAATTAAAAGAAACTATTTTGGCTAAAGTACTATTGAGTTTGGGATTGTATGGCGATGGAACTAGTTTTGGCGAATTAGCAGTGGATTCTATTTGTCAACAATTATTGAAAAATGGTTATGAAACAAATGGCAATGAATTATTGTATAATGGATTAACAGGAGAACAACACGAATGTAGTATATTTACAGGTCCAGTATTTTATCAAAGATTGAAACATATGGTATTGGATAAACAACACAGTCGTTCTATTGGTCCAATGGTAAATATGACAAGACAACCTGCTGAAGGAAGGTCAAGAGATGGTGGATTACGATTTGGAGAAATGGAACGCGATACTACTGTAGCTCACGGTGCTTCCCGATTTACTAAAGAAAGATTGTATGATGTATCAGATAAATATAGTGTATATGCATGTAAAAAATGCGGAATGATTGCCTCATACAATGATGCGAAACATATTCATCGTTGTAGAACTTGTAATAATCGAACTGATTTTGCCTATGTAGAGATTCCTTATGCTTGTAAATTATTATTTCAAGAATTGATTACAATGAATATTGCACCACGATTATTAACAGAGAATTAAATAAATAATATTGAATATATATTCAATATTATAATTAAAATTATATATTTTTTATTTAAGAAGCAGAAGCAGAAGCTGCCGCACGAGCCGCAGCGGATTTAGATGAAGCAGCACTTGCACCTAATGCGGAAGCAGCACTTGCCGCAGCAGATGCCGCCCTTGAAGCTGCCCTTGCTGCTGATCGTGAAGCAGACGCAGCCTTTGAAGCAGACTTACCATATCCCTTAGCACTTGCCGCGCTTGCAGACCTGGCTGCAGAAGCAGCAGCAGAAGCAGCAGATGCCGCCTTTGCCGCAGCTGATCTTGCCTTACTTGCTGCGGCTGACTTTGCCTTATTAGCAGATCGTGACATTGCACGGGATAGTTTTCGTGAATGTTTTCGTGAATGTCTTCGTGTGCGTCTGCGACCACCTAATAGTGAACCTAAACTTGTCATTATATATATACTAAATATTTTATTCTATAAATAGGGATTAATATTATTAATCACTCCATATTTTACATAAACTATGCCACCACATACCATCATTTTTTTTAACTTTATAAACTTTCCTAAATATTTCCGAACGAGATAATGGAACATTTACTCTATATTTATTCAAGGGATGAGGATTAAATATTAACTGATTATAAATTGCTTTTTTATAAATATATGATTTATTTGAAATCGAATAATAGGCAAAAAACTTTTGTAATGATGGAATTAATACTGGTGTATCCACTTTATTTTTCAAATAATAATCTCTTAAATATAATATAGTTATTGCTAAACCAGATATATCTGCCATATCTTCGCCAATTGAATTAGTTGCATCAAAATTATATCCATCTTTTTTTGCTGTCAAATTATACTGTGAAATAATGTCATTTGTTATTTTTAAATATATTTTTCTGTCATTTTTCGTAAATATATCTTCCATTTCTCCTTTATAATTAAATTTCGACCCATTCGCATCTAAAGAATGTGACATTTCGTGAGTTAACGTTGAACCAATATATGCCATATTATATTCGATTCCTACATCACTTAAATTAATAAATGGGTATTGAATATATGCCAGAGGAATATATACTTCATTTAATGAAGGAAGGTAAAATGAATTTACAATATAACATTGCTTTCCAGTAAGTTTAAAATCTCGCCAATCAATTGAACGACCCTCAAAATTATAATCAGATGGTTTTACATCATTTTTAAATAGTTTAATTAACTTATTGGTTTTCCATTTTGAAAATAATACTAAATTATGCCAACCATCTACATTACTATAATCTAATAGTGGGTCTTGAATAAAAAATTTTGTAACACCCACGTTTAAAGTGATATTTTCTAATTTTAATAAAGCATTATTTTTACCTATCGTCGATAACCATTTATTTTTGTGAATAATTGTTTTAAAAATAATTATTAAATCATTAAACAATTCTTTAACATAATTTATATAACTTGGATTATAATATTTCTCTATATATCTTCTTGATAAAAAATTATTAAACATAAAAGACATTCCTGTTAAAGCAAATATTTTAATAGGAGTCTCTTTCGGTTGACCTAAAAGTTCATTTTTATTAAATTTAAATAAAAATGATTTTATTTTAGGATGAAATCGTGCTATTTGTTTAAGGTATATATATAACCAAAAACTTTTCCATTTTGGACTCTTCCAATTATCTTTTAATAATTTACATACACAAGATAAATAATTTAAACTATCTACTACAAAAGTAGAAGGTACATTTTTATAACCTACACCTTTTGCAAATGCTTCCCAATCAAAATTATATTTATCTGCATCTTCTTTTTTAACTATATTATAATAATCAGAAGAATCATTTTTTATTTTATCACATCCCATCGCAATAATAATTTCTTTTTGAACATTAAATACATCCATTGGAACAATCATTTTACTATTCGAACCAAAAAATTCATCATTTAACTTTTGTAAAAATTCTAGATATTTATATACTATGTTTTTTGTATGTTTGTATTGTTTTTCTTTTTTTTGCGTTGGTGTTAATAGTGTTTGTCTATCAAAGAAAAAATATATTTCTACATCATATAATGGAAATGATGGAAATCCTATAATGTTGGTATATTTTTTATTATCTTTTAAATCTATATTTATAGACCAATTTATTGGACATAACCATCTTACTAATTCATTTTTATTAATATCTCCCATAAATCCCCATAAATCATCATTCTCAATAAAATGATTATATTTATTAAATAATAATTTTAAATGATGATGACAAATACTCATATTTTCAACTGTTAATGAATGAAATACCTTTTTCATACATTCATCTTCTTTGTTTTTTGGATCTTTGATTGCTTCTTCAATTATCTCTATTAATTGATTATTCACTTTATCTTGGGTTATTCTAAAATCATCTACTTGTACATAATACTTTTTCTCATCCGTAATTTCATCGTATCTATTTTTTGTTTTTTTATTAATATTATAATTAATATAATCATAAAAATCATTATTTGGACTATATTTTCTTATTGTAAAAGGTGTATTTATCATTTTTACAATTGATTTTTCTTCGCGTTTTAATGTTTTATTTGATAATTTTTTATTTACAATTGTTTCTTCTTCTATTTTTTCATACGATTCTGGAAGTACTTTTTTACATTTTTCGTGTTCAACTTCTTTTATATTTACAAATTTCCTTATTTTTTTTGTTTTCATATTATATATTTATATGATATATTATAAAAGTTATAAATGAAAATAAAAATCCACCCCATAATGAATCGATCAAAACTAACCATTGATTCCAATTTGTAAAAATTGCTTTTGTTGTTGTTTCATAAACAGCATAAATACAAACACCTAATAAAAAAGCATCATATACAGGACGTTTATCTTTAATAATAAAATAATATAATGAAAAAGTCAACGTAAAATAACATAATAATCCATAAAATATATTAATTTGAAGTTCTGTTTTTTGAACCATTTTTACAGCATTTAACAATATATTTTTACATAAATAAAAATATATAAAATCGAGTACTATGAAAGTAATCATTATCGTTATTATTTTTGATAAAATGTTTTTATTAGTCATATAATTTAGGAAACTATTATTTCTAAAGATTATTAATAAAAGAATATAATATATGGCTGGATTAAGTGTTAATTTGCATGGTTCTACTAGACAACCCCCTTTATTAAAACCAACCGATCGTGGATTTTCTTTTTTAGGTAGAGGTCTAAAGGGTGCAGCACCTCAATGGAATCAAAACGATTTACATACATTTCTTGATGTAAAGCAACAACGTGTCCAAATTGTTGAAGCTTGGAATACTATTTATAGAGAACAACTTGTCAAAGCAAAATTACATCGTGTAATTACACCATTTAGAGCAGTAAATAATGCTGGAGATATTTTAAGCAGAAAATATTATAGTTGTGGGGGTCCGTGTCAAACCTTTCAATACGTTGCCAATGTATATGGATTGAAACATAGATTCGGTGCAATACAAAGTATGTGTGATAAAACAGATGTTCCCGCAGCTAGTTGTAATGTAAAATATGTTTACGACAGCTCAGATTATAATACTTATTTGAAACAAAAAGCTATTGCTAAAAATTATAACGACCCATCTAATGGAGGTGACAATAATAATGCTTCTCAAGTTGCTTGGAAAGCTATTAGACGATATTAAAAATATAATATAATAATATATGTCTAATAATTATGCTTCTTATTATACTCTAAGTCCTTCTATAAGTCAAGGGTATGTTTCTTCACAAATAGCAGGTCCTTTATCTACTTCTCAAACACCTGGATTAATACGTTATCATAGTTATGGTTCTCTACCTGGTTTACACCCCAATCCACCTAAATTTGGTCTTGCTGATTCTAGTAGTGAATTTTCTCAAGCAAGAATACAATATTCAAAATGCGATTCTTCTGTAAAACAACAAATGTTAGCAAGAGAAAAAGAAGTTGAAAAAAATAAACCTTATCGATTTTTCTCTTCTTCATCACAAAGACAATTACCAATAGGACCAAATCATATGAATTATATTTCACCTATACCTTCTTCAATGAGGACTACTATTTTAAAAAGAACTGCTGTAGGTAAAAGTTCATATAAACAAGGATTACCTAATGATGCTCTTTTAAGTTATAAATGTGCTAATCCAAATGATGTTGTATTAATACTTTCAAAAGTAAGAGCTCAAGGTTGTGTCACACCACCTAAATGTAATGCAATCTATAGCAAAACTTGTAGAGTTGGTGGTGGAATATGTAATCGTGGTGCAATTGTAGGTCAAGGATATTAAAGAAATTATAAGTCATATAATCTTATAAATATATATGATTCCTAGTCTAAAAAAATATATTACAGAATTTTTAGGAACATTATTATTAGCATTTGTTGTTTTATCAACAGGGAATTGGATGGCAATTGGTTCTGCTTTGGCTGTTGGATGTTATTTAGGAGGTCCTATTTCTGGTGCAGCTTATAATCCAGCAGTAGCATTATGTTATTTAGCCTTAAATAAAATAAATACAACTGAAATTGTTCCTTACATTGTATTTGAAATTTTAGGAGCAATGGTAGCATATTGTTTATATAAAATGAGTCTTTCTTCAAGTCGATAGATATTAATCAGGTTTTCATTTAAAATATATTATAATTTCTAATTATAATATATGGTAAGTCATAAAAATCATAGACATAAACGAAAAAATACAAGAAAAATAAAAGGAGGAGCATCTTTTTTTGACCCCTTAACAAAATATATAAAATTAACAAGCAATACAAATCAAAAAATTGCTGATATGCAAAAAGATAAAAATACAATTAGTGACATTATGAATCAATTAACTAAAACATATAATAACGTTATTGCAAATGTTGAAAATTTAGAATCTCGTATTGAAGGATTAACCGAATTAAATAGTAAGTGTTCTGCTTTAAAACCAGAATCTACACCATCAACTAATAGTGGAATATTTTCTTTCTTCGAACAAGAAGAAAAACCTGCACAAGAATCAGCACCCGTAATAGCACCAGAACCAGAACCAGAACCAGCACCCGTAATAGCACCAGAACCCGTACTAGCACCAGCAGAAGAAAAACCAACTGATAATAGTGGAATCTTTTCTTTCTTCGAACAACAAGAAAAACCAACACAAACACAAACACAAACACAAACAGCAACACCAGAAAAATCAAAAGACGAAGGAATGTTATCTTCACTTTTCTCTGATAATAATAGTGATAATTATAAAAAAATTACTACCGATTTTGAAAAAATACAAAGTCAAGGAAATGAAATTTTAGAAAAAGAAAATGAAATATTAAAAAATATAAAAAATCCAAATACCTTTGGACAAACAGATAACCCTTTTGGTCAAACAGACAACACTTTTAGTCAAACAGATAATCCCTTGGGTCAAACAGACAACGCTTTTGGACAAACTGATAATGCCTTGGGTCAAACAGATAATCCCTTTGGTCAAACAGATAATCCCTTTGGTCAAACAGATATTGATAGTCAAGAAGATAAAAATTATGAATTTCCAGAATCAAATGATACAGATTTAAGTAATTATGAAGAAGAAAAGAAAAAAGGTGGTAAGCGTAAATCAAGAAAGTATAAAAAATGCTCTAAAAAAATAACTCGTAAATATTATTAATAATACTATTTTTTTTTATGAAAATAAAATAATCTGTAAAAAATGTAAATTGCAAGAACTATCAATAATATAAAATATAGAGAAATAATTGGGTCTTTAATATCTGTTTTTTGAATATTTAAATTTGTAAAAAACTCGGTAGCTTTTTTAATAGGGTTCTTACGGTCTGGGAAATCATTAGGATTTATTGCTTGAACATCTTTAGAGGCGACATAATGTGTCTGTACTGATGATTTATTATGACTATCAATTACTTGTAAATCCACTTCTATACAAGGTGGATGTGGTGGGTCAACAAGAGCACCGAAAAATCCACCTATTTCTATGGGTACTTTAAATATATCTTCTAAAATACCTGGCATTAATCCTGTTACTACACCGGGTTTCGTTGGTGTGTCTGGATTAATAAAAGGAAGATTCCCCGTAGGAATATTATTTATATAAATATATCGATCCACTAAATCTGAACTATTACAGGATTTAGAATTACCCCATGGATTATCTTTGGTTGTTTTACAACATTGACCTCCTGTATTTAAAAAATACTTGTTACCTAGAGGTCCGGACGTGGTTGAAGCTTTACTATCGGATAAATACATTAATTCACCATATTCAAGTAAACCTATTATATCTTTATAAAAAGCAGTAAAATTTCCATCTGGTGTAATTCCCAAAGATTGTGGCGGTTTTATAAAATTCCAATATGGATATGTATCTCCAAATTGAACATCACCTATTCCCATATAATTAACATAGCAAATAATATTATTTTATTAAATCTATAGATGCATTTGCGGCATTCGTATCAATCGTATCACCCGAATCATCCGGATTAACATTTGGTGGTATATTTTGTTGAGCCATTGCATTTAATTGATCTTGAATATTTTGAACTTGATAAGACAAGTCGGTTAATATATCTTTAATGTCTTTACATTCATCTATCTCTTCTTTTAATATCTGTATATTTGCGGCATTTTTTTCTGCCAATACTGCTGTAGAATCACTATATTGTTGATAACTATCATTGTTATCTAATCCTTCTCTACTTAGAGAAATATATATATCATAAATGATTAATAGAGAAAAAAATATTATTAAAATTTTGATTAACATTATTATATAATATATATATAATAATGTCTACTAATTTTTTCGGATTAGGAATGGAAAGTTATGGTAATACACAAACAGCACCTTCTACAAATGAAGGAACGATTACAAAAGGATTTGGTTCATATGCTTATCCGATTGCGATTGCTTCAGGAAATGTTCGCCCATTAACAAATAAAGATCCAAGAAATAATGCTCCACAAAAATTTGGATTACCTCGACCTTTAAAATGGAATTATAGATACGGAACCACCTTTTCTAAAAATATTTCTAATCTACCACCAAATAGTCCATATTTATATGACAATACAAACATTGTTTCTAATTCTTCCAAAGTTCATTTAGTCAGTTTAACAATTGACAAACCAGGAAGATATAGTGTAAAACAAAATCCTAAAGATGAAAAAAGTGCAATAAATCAAATTGATAAAGATTGTGAAAACTGTCGTGGTGTTGGGCTAATCGCTAGTTATGCCCCAAATAGATTTTTAACTAATAATCCAGAACCATCTGTTACTAATCCAACATTATGTTGTAATCAAGAACAAAAAGCATTACAAGAAGTCATTTATGCAAACACAAATTTAAAACCAAATTATTATAATTCACATTATCAATATCTTCAAAATAGATGTCAAACATATCAACAAAAATCATTTAATTTTACAGCAATAAACAATAATAATTTAACCAAACCCGGAAGTCCACTTGCCTTATCAAATACTTATATTGCAAATTGTTTTCCAAATATTGACCAAATAACATATTCTCAAGTCA